GTGATTCATCGTATGGTAACGGTGGCGGCAACGGTGGCGCTGGCGCACAAGTATTAGGTTTTGTAGTAGGCGGCGGCGGTGGCGGTGGATGGGGTACACAAAGCGGCGACGGTAGTGGCCCTGGTGGAGTAGGCGGGTCTGGTGTTGGTGGCAACGGAAACGGCGGTGCTGGAGTACGTGGAACCGGCGGTGGTGGTGGCGGTAGCTTACACATGGCATATACTAGCGGCGGCAGTGGCGGGTCTGGTCTAGTTGTAATACAATATAGTGCCCCGGCAGCACAGTTTACAGGCGGTGTAATCACAGTTAATAACGGAGTTATTACCCACGTATTTACATCAACTGGGGCATTAACATCTTTGACGTAATTTTACTATAAATAAGTTAATATAAAGAAATAAACATATGGCATACCAACTACAAAAAAGCGACGGCACACTACTAAATCCCATTCCTGACGGAAGTTTAGATACTACACAAACAGGATTAAGTTTTCCTGGGCCTAATTTTGTAGGGTACGGGCAATATCTTGATACAAATTTATTGCGTTTATTGGAAAACTTTGCTTCAAATACCAGCCCCCAAACAACAAACATCCAGGGACAAATTTGGTTTAATAAAACCAAACAATCTTTGTACGTATTTACAGATCAAGGATACAAACCTATATCTGGGGTAACAGTCGCAGGAACACAACCAACTATTTTAAATGAAGGTGACATTTGGTTTAACACTAGTACTAATCAAACATCTTTATATGCCAATGGACAGTACAATTTATTAGGCCCACTATACACTCGTTCACAGGGTGTTAGCGGAGCAATACCAGTTACATTGCAGGATGGGTTTGCAGCTGGTGTTACTCACAATGTGACTGAAATACAAGCAAGCGGACGAGTTGTTGCTATTATCAGCGAAGATCCTGCCTTTGTCCCAGCAACGCCTATTACAGGATTTTCAACAATTTATCCTGGTATTAATTTTAGTGGTCAAGTTGCTAATCCTGTAATTAATTCAAATTTAATAGGTGGGGTGACAGGCGATGTAGTAGGAAACTTAACTGGAAACGTTGTAGCAACCACACTAAGTGGTACACTAACTGGTAGCGTGATCGGTAACTTAACTGGTACGATTGTTGCGGCTACAACACTGACTGGACAACTAATTGGTGACTTTTCATCAACCAATGGTCAGACAGTTAATCTTATTGCTACAAACATTAGGTCAACCACACTACAGGCTACAAATTTTTCAACAGGTAATGCTCAAATTGCCAACGGAGCAGGCGGGTTTACTACACTTCAAGCTACAAATTTTAGCAGTAGCAATATATTAGTTGCTGGTGGAACAGCCTCATTGAATTCAGTTGCAGCTACCAATGGTTCTTTTACTAATTTAACAGTCAGTAACTTGGTAGTTTCAAGTGGTAGCATCAGTAATCAAAACGGTAATTTTATTAATCTGTCAGCATCATTTCTTACTGCGTCACGTGTTGCTATTGCCTCTGGTAGTATCACTGGACTAACAGATGTATCAGCTGGCACTGGTTATGCAACAAACTTTAGTACAGGCAATGCTTTAATTACGGGTGGAGCACTTAGTGGATTAACTTCTGTGGGCGTTACAGGAACATTAACAACAGCAACAGCTACAGCTACTAACGCAACAATTAATAACCTTACAGTAACCACTAGAATGACAGCTACCAATGCCACGCTAATTGGTTCAAATGTAGCAACATCAACTGCTACTACACCAAGTTACAATAGTAATAACTCGTCAATAGCTACTACTGCTTATGTAAATAGTGTACTACCACAAGGCGTTATCTTGATGTGGAGCGGCGCATCAACTAGTATTCCGGTTGGTTGGAGAATATGCGACGGTAACTATGGTACACCAAATTTAGTTGATAGATTTGTTGTTGGTGCCGGCGGAAGTTATACTGTAGGTGATACAGGCGGCGCATCTAATGTTGCTATTGCAACAAGTAATTTACCAGCTCACTCACACAGTTTATCTATTACAGCAAACACTGGAGATGCTGGTGGGCATACTCATACAGCAACATCAAGTTCTACGTCAACTTCCACTTCAAATTCTACAGTAAATGATCCTGGTCATGCCCATACTATTACGGTTTCTGCTGGAGGTCTTGGTGGTCAAGACGGCCCAACCCGTGCTTTAGCTGGTACAAGTAGTACAAGTACTCAAACAACAGGCATCAGTGTTGGTGTATCAACAGCTACAACAACTTTCACTAATACTACATTAACACCTGTAAATAATCACCAGCATATACTTACAGTATCAGGTACTACAGGTAGTGTTGGAACAGGCGCAAACGTGGATATACGTCCGCCCTACTATGCTCTTTGCTACATTATGAAGCTGTATTAAGCATAAATATAACATATTAAGTACCTAAAGGAATTCAAATGTCTTACACCATTAATCTTACTAACGGAACAACGCTTGTACCAGGCGGTTTATCCGATGGGCACGTAGATACATCGCATACAAGTTTAACCCTAATTGGTAAAGATTATGCTGGTTACGGACAGTTTTTAAATGAAAACTTTGTTTATCTATTGGAAAATTTTGCCAATACAAGTAGCCCATCAAACCCATTAACTGGACAATTATGGTGGGATAAAACAAACAACATATTAAAAGTATATTCTGGTACAAGTTGGAAAATTTCAACTGGTGCCACGGCATCTCCATTTAGTGCTCCTCCTGGGGATTTAAGTACTCTAGGCGGTGATCTATGGTATGACTCAACTAATCAACAATTAAAAGTATATTCGGGATCAGGATGGATTGTAGTTGGACCAGCAGCTAGAGTTGATTTACAAACTACCGGCGTAGTTGCGGCCACTATTAGTGATACAGCCAGCGTTAGCCATAAGGTGGTACAATTACAATTTAACGGTGTGGTGTATGCAATCTTTGCTTACGAAACATTTACCACAACCACTCCTGGTTTTATTAATATTAAAGCTGGTATTAATTTTAAATCAGACGCAAGCCCAATTTGGCAATTAAGTAATCAAGACGTTAATGCTACACCAAACACACTAGTACAACGAGACGGTTCCGGTGGCATTACAGTAGGTGCTGTTAATGGTTCTAGTTTAAATGTCTCAACAATTACAGCAACCAGCGTTATCAACGGAACATTTAATGGTAATTTAACTGGAAACGTAAGTGCTGGTACAGTATCTGCTACAACCGTTCAGGCACAGAGTATACAGGCGTCTTCGGGAATCAACGGCACGCTATATACTGCGGCACAACCAAACATTACTAGTGTAGGTACACTAAACGGTTTAAGTGTAAACGGCACAGTGGTGCCTATTGCATTTACTGGTACCGCTACGCTCAACGGCCAACAAATTGCCACATCCAACAATACCGTAGCATTTACATCGATCAACGGAACACCAATTGGTAACGCATCTCCAAACTCTGGCGCATTCACTACGTTGCAAATTTACAGCTCATTGACTCCGGTATCCAATTTGGTTGTTAATCTTGGCGGTACATCAAACTTTTGGAACGGACTTTTTGCTAATACAGCAACTATTCTTGGAACCTTAACAGCTGGCGCAATTGGTAGTAGTTTAATTCCAAGTGCTAATTTAACATACAACCTTGGATCGCCCACAATGTGGTTCAACAACATTTATGGTCGCAGTATCCAGGCCCTATATGCCGACTTAGCTGAACGCTTTCATGCTGATGCCGAATACGCACCGGGTACTGTGGTTGAAATGGGCGGTATAAACGAAATTACCAAAGTGGTTGAAGAATGTAGTGAGCGAGTATTCGGAGTGATAAGTACCAATGCAGCTTACTTAATGAATTCAAGCGCAGGAACAGATGCTACACATCCTCCAGTTGCTATGAGTGGACGTGTTCCGGTCCGTGTAGTTGGAATGATTGTTAAAGGTGATCGATTAGTTAGTGCCGGAAACGGGATGGCACGTACAGGACTAAGAACAGAATTAACAGCATTCAACGTAATTGGGCGAGCATTAGAAAATAAAGAAACCGCCGGAGAAGGCGTCATTGAAGCAATAGTTAAATTGAATAGTTAATCAATTAGGATAAAGAATGCCAACAGTTAGTGCCGGATCAATAATTTACGGATCAGATTATAATACAGTACAAAGTCTTGTTAACCAAGTTTTGGGATCAGGGCTTCCATATGGCCCAACCGGTAGTGGAGATCTAACCTATGGCTACAATCAATCTTTACAATCCAGTTTAGTCAGTGCAGGCCAGGTTATCACGTCTAACCAATGGAGTAATTTAACTGTTGATGTGAACAAGATTTATAAACACCAAAACGGTGCCAATTGGGCTAGTTATGCTAGTCAAATTTCTAATGAAGCAGTTGGCCAAGTAGTTACCGCTGCCAATTATAATAATTTATTTAATTTAATGACTTCATTGGTCGCTACTCGTACAACAGTATCAGCCAATCAGCTATCTTTAAGTACATTAGGATCATCAACTTACAATAGTACCTGGGGTGTTGGTGATGCCAATATTACCAACGATGGCTCTGTACAATTTGCTTCTGCGGCTGCCATGCAGTATTTCTTTAATCAAGGCGGTACCATTCGCTTAGCCGGTGTTGGGCCCAACCAAAGTGGTAGTAGTCAAGATTCAACTTGGCAAACAGCATTATCAGCTTTTAGTTATGCTATTAATTTGTCAGAATTTTCAGCGTTAACTACTTCGTTAGTACAACGATATAGCCAAACTAATCAACCAAGTCCTTACTCAGGTAACTTTATTCGCGTGAGTGTTAGTATCGCAGGCAACACAATCAATTGGCGTGTTATCTATGAGGACGTACATAATACTGCTTATAGTGATTCTGTTAGCGCCGGCGCCGGATATACAGTATACGCTAACACTGCAATCGATGCAGTTGTAGGAACGGCACCAACGGCCGTATTAACTAATTCGTGGACAGCAACAACCATAACAGCACAGCCTGGAATTCCAGCACCTCCGGTGACCTATAACGAATATATTTCTGGACCGGGCAGTCAGGTAGCTGGACAAAATATTGCGGTAAATGTTTACAGTGGGCAACCAAATACTAGTGCAACCTACTCAGGGTCTTCTAGCGGCACTATCTATTTAGATGGTAGTGGAAATGGTTTGTTAAACATTAGCTTTAGTAGTGCTGGCACATATAATCTTACTTTTTCTTTTGCCACTGGGCATACAAGAAGTTATTCGGTTACAGTTACCGCAGTATATGTACCAACGTTAAGTGCGTCTGCATTTGCCTCTACAAACTACACCGCTGTCGGAGCTTTTACTACTAAAAATAGTTATGTACATGTTATTTGGGATGCATCGGCTGCCGGAACACAATCTTGGTCAGTATCTGTGTCTGGTGGCCTTACTGTAGACGCTGGACTTAGTACCAGCAGCACAGGTGGCACATTTTATAATGGCAATACTAATGCCATTATTTCTTTCCTTGGACCGCACAGCGGTGGAACAGTAACACTTACTGTGTCGGCCAGTGGATATTACAATTATACAACAACAGTAACCGTTCCACCAAACGCAACTTATGTGCCGTATACTGCTTACAATGGGTATATGCAAGAATTTGGTAAATCAACAAGATATGCCGATTTGGCGTTGAGGGTTCAAACAATATTCTATTCGTCAAACGCCGCATTCCAAAGCGCCGGCGGCCTGCGGTATGGACTGTACCGTCGAGGAGAGGTCAGCGGATGCGATTTTTGGGCGTCAGCTTCCATAGCAAACGGCTGGTCTGACCAACAGGCTACCGATGCGTTCTTTTGGGCATGTGATAATCAGCCTAGCATTGGGTTAGGTGGCGACCACGATAGATGTTTGACCCCTAATAAATCATTTGTCAGCGGGACGGGTTACGGCGACTTTGGCGACCGCCCATAAAAATTTCAAGGAATATCATGTTTACAGTAGAACAAATTATTGAACAATTTATTGCCAAAGGCAGTGAAGCCCCAATGGAAACATTAGCCGACCACTACGTAGATTATACACAAGAGCAATTAGATGAAGTAATTGCTCGCAGTATTGCTATAAAAAATGATCCAACGTTTTTACAACGCTTGGCCGATGACCACCAGAAATTCTTAGCAGCAAGCGAAGAAGAACGCGGGAATTGGCAACATATCACCCCAAACTCTTAAAAAATACTCTTGCTATCCTTAAAAAAATCATATATAATCGTATGATGATAACCAAGGATTTTTTATGGATGTACGTTTAGAGCAAGCACTAGATTTATCCAAAACCAGATATACTCTTTTTTTAGAAAAACGACGCTTACAAGAAAAATTAAAAGCTGACTTGACCTATTCAGTCAACGGCGGACAGTTTTATATTGATCGTAACTTTATTGTGTATTTAAATTTACTTGTGCCTTCTGAAGGAACTGTGTCGGCTACTATTTTAGACGACAACCTTACACCCATTTATATTGAAGACCTTCAACAATTACAAAAAGATGTACTCAACTTATATACTCAGGTTGTTAATCAATATCAGCAAGACTTTGACCAACTCAGACGTAAGCGTAGTCCGGCAGCAATAATGAACATATGACACGCGGCGGTCTAATTTTTGCCCACGATGGTACTATTGACTACGGTAGCCAGGCGGTATTGTCCGCACGATTGGCCACAAAACATCTTGACATTCCGGTTAGTTTAGTTACGGATTCTGTAACATTAGAAAATATTAAAACAAAATTTGATCAATTACCGTTTGATCAAATTATTCTAATAAATCTCCCTAATTCGAATAACATACGTTTGTTAACTGACCATTCAGTGCTTGCCGCAAACTTAGCAATGACTCGACTTGGTTTACCTGACAACTTAAAATCCAGACAACCACTTAAAGAACAAATATCATTTATCAATGACAGCAGGGTGTTGGCTTACGACCTTACACCATATGACCAAACTTTGGTATTTGACACAGATTTTTTAATTTTTAGTAATCGGTTAAACAAATATTGGGATTCAACTTACGATTTTTTAATCAGTCCTGGCATGTTAAATTTACAAGAAAATACAATAGCACCAGACCAATATCAAATTAACGATTATACAATTGATCAACTTTGGGCCACAACATTTATATTTTCTAAAACAGAAGAAACTAGAATATTTTTTAATTTGTTAAAATACATTAAAGAACAATACAATTATTTTGCTCACCTGTATAATTTTGAACCGAGACAATATCGTAACGATTTTGCTTTTAGTGTAGCTTGTCATATTATTGGCGGGCATGGCGCAGAACAATGGCACGGGCTACTACCGTGCCCACTATTTTTTACCGACGACGATAGTATAATAGATATTAAAGATAATGGTCAACTTACATTCCTATTAGGCGACACAGCAAGATTGTATGATTTTTTATTGGCAAAAAGTGTTAATCAAGATGTACATGTAATGAACAAAAGAAATATATTAGCTAACTTAGATAGACTATTGGAGTTAGCATGACACGTGGATATTTGATATTTGCTGTAGAACACATAAAAAGTAACTATGTAACATTGGCCTATGCCTGTGCTTTATCAATTAAATTAACACAGCCCATAGGATATAATAATGTCACTGTGGTTACAAATCGCCCCGAATCATTTACAGGACACAAAGTATTTGACAATATCATTGAATATCAAGGTCCTGAAGGAATGGATGCTAGAAGTCGTGCGTACGATTATTCTCCCTACGATGAAACAGTACTATTAGATTCAGATATGTTATTTCTTAAACCAATGGATCATTATTGGAATATGATGAATAATAGAGATTTATTTATTAGTTCGGCACCACAAACCTACAAAGGAAAAAGATTCCATTATGGATATTATCGCCGGGTTATGGAAAGAAATAAATGGCCTGACATTTATACAGCCTGGACCTATTTTAAAAAATCTAATGTTGCCCAAGAATTTTTTGATTTGGCAAAAACTATAACAGATAATCCTACACCGTATATTAATATGTTTTTGTCGGATACATTATATAAAAACATTCCGACAGACGAAGCATTTGCGTTGGCATTGTGTATGCTAGACTTATGTGAGCTAGCAGTACCGCCCTGGCCTTTCCCCAGAATCACTCATATGAAACCGGCAGTACAGAACTGGAGTGAAAGCATACCAGACTGGACTGATAAACTTAGATTTAGTATTACTAAAAATATAGAAATTAAATTGGGAGTTTGGTCGCAAAGCGATCTATTACATTATGTTAAAAAAGATATTATATCTAGCGATGTAATTACACTATTAGAAAAACAATATGACCAATTATTATCTGACCTATGATTTAGATACTAGGGTTCCGCAAACATTAAGCGGAGCACCAATTGATCCTATTCCACCGGGACACGGGTCCTGTCTTGTATATACCCAAGAAGGGGAAGATTTTATTCTTGGCAATAAAAGTATTACAAATTATCTTGTTACTGTTGTTGATGGGTACGCTGAATTTGGTTACAGATGGAATATTGTAAAACATAAAAAATATAAAATAGACAATAATATAGTACAGGATTTAAATTATAACATAAATTTTATAACCAATTTAGATATTAAATTTGATTTACAAGATTCTAAATTAACATTGTTATTTGATTTAAATAGCAACGGCGCAAATATTAGAAATAATTTTAATACTAGCATCAATGAAAAAAATGGTGATTGCGTACTTTATGTTACTAAATATCAAGAGCCAACAGCATTGTTGGAAAGTTTTGATTTTGATATCTATCAATTGAGCCAAACACAAACACAAACATTTGACCTAACTACAAACTGCCCTATTAGTCTCTGGGTAATAAGAAAATAATTATTATGGATACTTTAAACCTCGCAGAATTAGACTGCGTATTCATCAGTTACGATGAACCCAATGCTGAACGTAATTGGAGCGACTTACTTACTAAGTGTATGTATGCCGAACGTGTACACGGAGTTAAAGGGTCGGACGAATGTCACAAGGCAGCCGCAAACAAAAGTGCAACCGAGTGGTTTATCACAGTCGACGCCGATAACATAGTAGATCCTAAGTTTTTTGAGCAGACTATTACTATACCATCTGGTGCGTTAGCATTTAGTTGGCCTGGAGTAAATGTTATCAATGGGCTACAATACGGAAACGGCAGTCTTAAAGTATGGCGCAAAGATTTTGTATTAAACATGAAAACACACGAAGCCGCAGACAAAGATGATGGGCAAGTTGACTTTTGCTGGGAGGATGGATATCGCCCAATGATTGACAGCTATAGTGTAACGTACCCTAATGCGACTCCACAACAAGCATGGCGTGCCGGATTCCGCGAAGGTGTGAAGATGTCATTGGTTGATGGTGTGTTGCCCAAAGATCCTACCCCGGCTAAATTATTGTGGCATAACTTACATAGACTTAAAGTTTGGTCTAGTGTGGGCGGACACGTACAAAATGGAGTATGGGCCATGTTAGGAGCACGACACGGCTGTTATAAAACCAATTGCACAGACTGGAACTATGTTGATGTACGTGACTTTGATTGTTTGGAAGAAACTTGGCAAGAAGTTAAAGATCTCAATATTATGGATGCGTTAAATGATTACGAAACTCTATTAGAAAGAGAATACGGACTTAAGGTTGTTACTTTAACCGCAGTTGCTAGTGGTTTCTTTGTTGAAACAATTAAGGATCAGTATCAACAAGCAGTGGAACAAATAACCTGGACAATGAAACGTAATGCTGTTTGATATTTTCTTTATAAGTTATCAAGAGCCCAATGCGGATAGTAACTGGGATCATTTACGATCTTGTTTTCCTTATGCTCGCCGTTTACATGGCGTAGATGGAATCCATAAGGCGCACAGTTTGGCTGCTAAACTTGCCAGTTCAAAATATTTTTGGGTAGTAGATGGTGATAGTACCATAGTTACAGACTTTGATTTTACACCCCCGCACAAGTTAATGGATCAATACCAAAAAGATAAAATTGATAATGTTGTTTATGTATACCGGGCACTCAATCCAGTTAATGATTTATCTTATGGATATGGCGGACTTAAATTACTACCTAGACTGGCTACCGCAACAATGGATACGCAATCAGTAGACATGACTACCAGTATCAGCAAACACTTTTATCCTGTAGATCAAATTGCCAGCACAACTAAGTTTAATACCGATCCGTTTAGCACATGGAAGTCGGCATTTAGAGAGAGTGTTAAATTAAGCAGTTGTATAATTGATGGACAAGTTGACACAGATACACAACAACGACTTGATACATGGTGTACATATCATAATGGCGCTGCTTACGGAGATTGGGCTATTGTTGGTGCCAATGCTGGCAGACGGTACGGTACAGATAATAAAAATAATACAGAAGCACTACGTCTCATTAACAACTTTGATTGGTTAAAAAAACAATATGAATATCAAATGGCAAATTAATCGAGCACTCAGATTTTTAATAGGGGTAAGAAATTGGAAAGAGGTAATTTACGTGTTACAAAATGTAAATAAAAACAACGTACTTAAGAAACTTAATAGCATCGGTCCGGGTATGTGTTTAGCTAAATGGAAACAAGTTACATTACATTTAGGTACCGGGCACACCCACAGTTGTCATCACCCTAAAACACATAAAATACCACTAGATGAAATAGCAGTGGATCCTAGCGCACTACACAACACTAGCATAAAAAAATGTGCCAGACAAGAAATGTTAACTGGTGGCAGACCAAGCGAGTGTCACTACTGTTGGAACGTTGAGGATAGCGCACCAGAACAAGTAATAGTTTTTAGTGATAGAACATTAAAAAGTTCAGAGCCATGGGCATTACCCCATTTTAGTGAAGTAATGGATGCTGGGGCAGAAAAAAATATCAATCCAAGTTATCTTGAAGTTAGTTTTTCAAATGTGTGTAACTTTAAGTGCAGTTATTGCAATCCTGAAGTAAGTAGCAAATGGATGGAAGAAATTAAACAACAAGGCCCATACCCAACCTCGCTAAACTATAATAATTTGGACTGGGTTAAGATGCAAGACAAAATGCCTATTCCAGAAAAGGATGATAATCCGTATACCGATGCTTTTTGGAAATGGTGGCCAGATCTATATCCATCATTATATACGTTTCGTATCACCGGCGGAGAACCGTTACTGAGTAAACACACTTTTAAAGTACTAGACTATATTATTGCAAATCCTAATCCTAAAATAGAATTGGCGATTAATTCGAACTGTGTAGTCCCTGATGCATTGTTTGATGAGTTTATTGCAAAAATTAAAATCATTGAGGACACCCGTGCTGTTAGATCATTTACATTATACACCAGTTGCGAAGCTCACGGTGCTAAAGCAGAATACATCCGACACGGACTTGATTATAACAAATGGTTAGAAAATTGTGTTAAGTTATTAAAAGAAATACCTACAGCGTATTTTTGTATCATGTCGACGTATAATGCATTTTCTGTTACTTCGTACACTGATTTTTTACAAGACGTATTAAATTTAAAAAGAACATTTAATAACGATCAGAGAATAGTGATGATTGATATTCCGTATCTCAATTATCCAAATTGGATGAACGTTGGCATACTACCGACAACATACAGAAATGAAATACAAAAACAATTGGAATTTATGAAAGCAAATTCCAAAGATGGATTTATTCCAGACGAAGTTAATAAGTTAGATAGGATACAATACTTGTTTAATGATAAAACAGATCCAATTCTACTAAAAGATTTTGTAGCATTTTGCGACGAGCACGATCGCAGACGTGGTACAAACTTTGCAGAAACATTTCCAGAAATGATGGATTTTTATAACGAATGTAAGAAACTTACATTAGAAATTTAAGTTCTCTAGTCTCTTAGGCTGTATTTTAAAATAGTTTGTCCATCATACTCCACACCTACATCTGTGTAATATGTTTGTTCGCCATCGTCCCAGTACTGATTTATTACTGTCACTGGATTTGGCATCAATGAATTAACCGGTATTCGTGCTATCTTAGCAGTTTTTTCTGTATAGTAAACAAAGGTACAGTTTAGATCGTTGATGGTAGACATAATTCTTTAGCATATCCTATAATATCATTTTTATTTTTATTTGTTACTAATTCACCTAGGTTATCTAGTGTTGCAGATAAAGCATCTTCTAATACTGGACGCATCCACCGATTTTTAGCGTATCTAATAATACGTACTCTATTTTCATCTGTGATGTTTTTAAATAGGTGCTTGTCTAATCTATCATTTAACGTTATCAACATTTTATTAACTCCGTCTTGATAGTTGTAGACTGTTTCAAAATTTTCAAAGAACATAAAATAGTTTTGTCCTACACCTATAGAAAAATTAAAAAAGTTGCAAACAGGTAATAGGCCTTTTCCAAGGCGGTGTAAAGTCAAGTAAACTGCTCCTAGTTGATCTATGTAGTCTTGTAGGTATAATGGTATTTCTTCTGTGAGATTTGTAACTCTTACAAACTCTAAGTTTTTGCCATATACCCTATTAGGAGTTTGAAATTGTATGTATTGTATGTGATCTATATGTTCACTTGTGGATACTTCTCTGTTGGTTAATACAGGAGTTAATACGTTATATCCATTTTGATTGGTATGTAAATCTTTATAAATTTGATAGTACCAGGGACTTAATACAACACCGGCAGTATGTATGGTACCATTGTTTTCAAAAAAGTATCCTTGTACTTTATTAGTATACCAAAAGCCGTGTTCATTTTGTCCCCAGATAGTTGTACTCTCATCGTAGACACTGGGTATCGTAAATTTTGGTAACGGTCCGACTATTTCTTGTTGAAATTCTTCGACTGCAACTTGAGTAAAATTATTGATTTTCTCTAATAGAAACTGTTTCATACTCATATTTAGTAGTTAAATATATAGATGACAATCCCATGGCAAAATATTACTCGTTTTGGACAGCAGACTATGCTAGACATGGATCTTTTTTCCGTTAGTTGGATATTAGGTCGTTTTTGTAATTATAATTGTAGCTATTGCTGGCCCTACGCTAGATCCAGCGAACCCGATCATCAGCCTCTTGAAGTTTACATCCGTGCCATAGATGAAATCAAACGTCAAGCCAGACGTAACGGATTTACTCGGTTCCATTGGAGTTTCAGTGGCGGAGAGCCTACCGCATACAAAAACTTTTTGGACTTAATAAAATACCTTGATGACGGCGAACAAACACCTTATCAAAGTGTACATATGACTACTAATCTATCACCGGGTCAGAAGTGGTGGAAAACGTGGTTGGAACACACTGGTTTATTACAACGCAGGAGCATAACTGCTAGTTTTCATGCTGAGTTTGCCACTGAAAACGATTTTGCTGACAGGTGTTTGTTGTTACAATCTGAAGGAGTCTATGTAACTGTAAATCAAGTTATGGTGCCAGATGATTTTTGGGCAACATACGATCGCTGTGCTAGATTAAAAAAACGCGGTATTAATGTAACACTCAAACCACAAAGCGATCCTACCGCTAGTTTTATTGTTGACGGCTACACCAAAGACATGTTTAAGGCTATGCAGGAAGATTTTGGATATCAAGTTGATACGCAACCAATTTATCAAATCCGTCTGACAGATGGCAAGCAAGACTACTATTTAGATCAAGCCGAACGCTTTAATAGTTTTGGTTTCAATCAATTTGCGCGGTGGCGTTGCAATAGTGGATATCAAAGTGTTATAATAAGAGGAACAGAAGTTAAACGCGGATACAGTTGTTACGATTATCCACTTGGCACAATAGATAATTTTGAATTGTTTACTAGCCCACAAATATGCGGAACACCAAGTTGCGTTAGCTCAGCAGATAGTAAAATACCAAAATGCAAATAGATACTGATCACTTACACTTCTGGATGCAGGCCATACGCCAAAGTCCTAACCCTATTCGTACACTAGATGCTTTCTGGGCAGGACAGATTCGTAGTAAAGAGTGGCTAATAGAAAATTTACAGTCAGAAATTACAAATCCTGTCTCAATTGAAATACACGGCGGATGGGCCGGTGTGTTAGCTAGTATGTTATTTCAAAGCGGTATACCTATTACACAGATATTAAGTATAGACATTGATCCCGGTTGCGAAGCTGTTGCTACCATGATGAATAAGCCAGAAGAAATACAAGGGCGTTTTCGCGCTATCACACATGATATGACAACTTACAGAAGCGGTGCTGATGTTATTATCAATACCAGTTGCGAGCACATTAGCCAAGACAACTACGATCTATGGCTATCGGGTATGCCGGCTAATAGTCTTATTGTATTGCAAAGTAATAACTTTTTAGTTGACGAGCATATACGTCCTGCTAATAGTTTAAATCATTTTATAGAACAAAGTCATCTTGATATTTTATCAGTTGGCGAACTACCAACTGAACTCTATACCAGATATATGATTATTGGTCAAAGTGCGTAGTTTCTTCGTTACAAAACTCTTCAGGGTTGTTTAGTCTACCCTTAAACTCACTACAAGTTCCAGCACAGGTTAACAGTCTACCATCTTTATAACTCTTGGTCCAGCTTGCTTCTATTTGTTTAAAGAATTCTGAGTTAATAATTTCTTCCCACGTGTAGTTGTGTAAGTTAACCAAGTCATTGCCGTACTGATTCCAAATTGAATCCCACCCGTCAGGATATTTCGCATTACGTCGTACAAATACTCCGCCAGATAAAAAACAGCAAGGTAGTATACGTCCCTGATAGTCTATGTATATTGATCCAGCTTCTTTTACATAGCAATTTATTTTAGTATCGTTTGACGTGGAGTACCATATGTCAGACCCGGGTCTGACATAATCCTCTTTTTTCACTATCATTACTTTGTGTACAAATTGTGGATTAGTAGGTGGCAAAATTTGAATACCATCTCTACCAAAGCGTCCATCGATGCCCAAAAATTCATCTACTTTAAATCTATGGCTCGGTCGCATTACAAAAGATTTAAATCCCATGTCATTGGCTAATTGCCTAGCTTGATTAACTTGATGTTCGTTGTGTTTAAAAACAATATATTGCCAACGTGCTTGCCCGCCGGCAGCAATAAATGTACTGGTATTTGCTATAATCTTATTCCACCGCACATTTACACGATATATGTCGTTGGTATCTTCTAGTCCATCTATGGCAAAGGTTACTTCGCTATTAGGACCAAGTGCTCGAGCCAAACTGGCCCACCATCCTGATGATTTCATTCCACCGTTGGTTGATATGGATATAAACAAGTTAGGGGCACGTTGTCTAATGCTTTTTATAACTTCAACTAAATTAGGAGCTGTGCATGGATCTCCAATGGTGCCAGTAAACAGTAATTTGTTTAATCCTAGTAATACGCCAGTAGGAATACGATCAAAAAAATCAATACTCAAATATTTTTCTGTTAGCCAAGAATAATCTCCAGGCGTTTGCTCTCGGGCACAAGCAGGGCATGCAGCATTACACAGCGAGCTGTTTTCAATTTCCATATCTACAATGTTTTTATAAAATGTCATGAGAATATTATAGCCTCGCTGGAATATTTTGTTAGACTGTCTTGAATCATTGTTTGATGTAGTTCTCTGTCTAGTATGCCGCCAATAACACATAGCATCAATTTATCAGGGCCGCAATAGTCAGCACCGTGTGCGTGTACTCGATCTGGTATAACATGGCATGGACGTTCTTTTGGTATACGGGGATATATTTTAGTACCGCCTATTTGATCTGCAACAAATAAACAATCTTGGTATTCATGTTTGTTTAGTAATATGTTATAGCGTTTTGGTTCTAGTTCGTATGCTACTTCTGTGGGATCTAAATGTATGTCAAAGTCGTTAGTATCGGTATGATAATCAACTGGCTTCATCTGTTTCATTATGGTAACCAGTGTTAATTCCTTATACGGTAATTGTTCAAGCATATACGGAATTTCTGGAAACAATTTATCAATGTTATTTAGATATCTAGGAGTACCTAAGCCGGCATTATATCTATTGGCCAATATGTCTTTTAACTTGTTAGCATCATAAACTTCTTCTTCTGTGGCTCGCATGAGCACAGGAGTAAAGTCCCACCAAGAACTATGCCCGTCTTTTGCAGTTGTTCTTATTTTATATTGCTTGCAAAATTCAAGTAAGAGTTCTTCGTTGGGAAGTCTTACATCAATAGTTATCGGTAAGAATGCTATGGACATTGTGATCTCCTAACTGTAATTTTAATGCTCGATCTATTAAATCTGCAGGATAGTTTGATCTAAAGCTGTCAAAGGTAATACGCTGTAGATATTTGGCATTATAAGGAGTATCTACATCCATGCCAGCAGAAGATAATACTTTACTTAACTTTTCTTGACGACCTGGGCTAATTTGTTGCAGAACATCACGTATAACAACTTGTTCGGAGTCGCAATAACTAAAGAACCAATTGAATGGTACTAGTACTCCGTCTTTAGACACCCAACTGTTCGGATGCAAACTCATTTTTACAATACCAGCATTCCACATTTGTTCCATTCTGGTTAACCACTGTTCTTGCCAGTCTGGGAGTACACGACCAAATCCGCCATTCATGTAGCCTTGCATATAAAAATCATCGCCATGCCACTCTAAGTAGATTTTTCTAGCCCGTATGTCTAAGTCAATGATTTTTAACGTAGGCATAGTTTTGCCAGCACGGAAATAAAATTCAAGTTCGCGATTAAATCTTTCCGTTAACAAGTCATCGTTCCATTGTGCATTTTCGTCACTATCTGAATGATACCCTGGGTCTCTGTTAAAACTCATGCAGAATGTTTTTTTATCAACACTTACATATGGAGTATAAACCAAGTTAGCACGAACTTGCTCACCACCTTCTAAATTATAGTAATAATCCCATTCCATATTAATAATGTTCCAGGTGACTTATACCAATGCGTTGTCTAAATTCTTCTGCAAAGATTCCGTCAACACGTATACTGTATGTTTGTTTATTTGTACGACCGCCGGCATGCCAGTCTTGATCATTGAAGAATGTTGCATGACTATCAGTTAATATTTTTGTATCTGTTTCTGAATCCCACATGTAAAATGGTTTATCTAAACTTGTACGTAAATGTATGAACTCGTGTCTATGATTGGAATATTCAATTTCCTCTGGCAGAATTAAATCTCTGTGCATTGGCATTATACAATCGTGTTCTGCTTTAAAAATTATTATACGGCCAAGATGTGTAAACACAGTAGGTACTAATTGTTCTAACCAAATACGTAACTCTGGAAATAATTCAGCATCCTTGGTCCATGCTTTTTCTTCAAATCTATTTTCCCACCCGCCATCTTCTGTTTTAATGAATATAAACTGATAAGGATCGTACGCACCCAGCACAAGTTTAAGAAACAAAACAAACTGATCACGATTTTTCCACTCACCAATTTCTCTACCTAATACTTTAATTTCATGATCTTCGTTTAGTGCTTCGTATTCTTGTACAGCTTTGAATAAGGGCTTAAACGATAACTCGTATGCGTTGTTAAATCCACCAGGCTCGACTATGTTGCCTTCTTTTTTATGTTTGGATAGTACAATTCCCTTACATATCTTATTGTGTAAAAGTTTAAGTCCTTCTATATCAAAGTAAGGATCTAAGTTTAAGTACGGCTGATTGTTAATTCCGCGTATCATAAATCGTAACAAACAAACTGAAAACTAACTTTTGGAATCATACTAATATTGCCAGCACCGTGCCAGGCTCTTGGATCCTCAAATTCAAATATATCTCCGGCTTTGTATCCTTCTAAATTTTTACCTTCGTATACAAAGATATGCCCATCAACATAGTCCTGCATAGGCACACTAAAGCGGCGAAAGTTTTTACATTCTGTTTTAAAGGCATCTACGTGCATGGGAAATACGCAACAAGGATTGATCCTGCTAAACCACCATTCAACACGATCTGCTTTGATATCAATTGGCAATACCAAATCTTCTGAAGAGCTCATTCCTAAGTGATGCCAGTAGAACATATTCCAGCTAACACCTTTCATATCATAGCCACTGTTGAGCCATCGTTGCCATTGGTCTCGTTTCCACGGCTCGTCGTGTTCGTCAATTAATGGACGTTGCTCTCCAGTACCGTTTATTATTTTGGTAAGCAAGTCTTGATTGACCCATTCTGTGTTATTTTTGATAAATTTAGTGGTCATAAAAATATTTATGTATAGGGTTTACTGCTAATTATATAATATGAAGAAGTTTTTAATCAGCACCCCGGGCAGAACTGCCAGTACTAGTTTTTTTAACTATATTGAGCGTAGCTTACTGGAAACCAGTTTGACTGTAGCAGCTGTTGATCGCGGACAGTATTCTAGTGAAGAATGGGATCAATTTAACCGTGCAGAGTCTGCGGTATTTACTAATTTTAACCCATTCCACATATCTAATATATTAAGTGCTATTGATCCTAAAGAATGGTGCTTGATCATATTAACTAGAAATGACTTTGCTAGTTGGTTGTTAAGTATTAATGCTCTCAATGCTACAAATAAATGGCACCCAGGAAAAGACTACATAGCGGACAGCTTACATTTTGAACAAGATTCTTTTATGTCATCATACTGGTATTATCGCTGTTGGCAACGTATAATTGATCGCAATGCAGATGCCCTTGGGTTTGGGCAAGTAATGCGTATAGACTTTGATACCCTAATCCAGGACTGGTCTAGTATAGGATCTAAATTTGGATGGACTTGGACTCCGGACGACACATTAATGAAAATGGGGATGACTACAAGTTGGGATTCAGTTACTAATTTAGAAGAAGTATTGACTTGGATACCAGATGAGTATATAATAACTCAAATAGTAAATTCAATATGACAAATAAAGTATTTTGGTTACAACCAGAAGAAACACAATTAGGTAAGTGGCAACAACAATTAGCGGACATATCGGGTAGTCCTAGCTTTTGTGTACTACCTTGGATACATTTAGCAACACGCCCAAATGGTGACATGCGTATCTGTTGTGTAGCAAATGCAAGTGGTGCAGAGTCCGGCGATTATACTGTAGGATTAGTTAAGATGGAAGATGGTACGCCTGCTAACTTTGCTCACGATTTACCTACCGAAGCATTTAATAACGATTACATGAAATCGGTTCGTAGAACAATGCTAGCTGGGGAAATACCGGCCAGTTGTACTAAATGTTTTAAAGAAGAACAACAGGGCATTGCCAGTAAACGTATTTGGGAAACAGGAACTTGGCATTTACAAGAAGGTATCGATATTCCAGAACTTATTAAGCAAACAAAAGAAGATGGTAGTATCCCTTATAAATTACAGTACCTAGATTTACGTTTAGGGCATACTTGTAATTTAAAGTGTATCATGTGTAGTCCGCATGACAGCAGTATGTGGGTACCTGAGTATAAAAAAGTATATCCGTTATTCCAAAGCCCGCTAATTCAAAAACAAATGAATTGGGACTCAAAAGATTTTAATAACGTGTGGCACGAAAATCCTAAATTCTGGCAAGAAGTATTTGATCAAATTCCTAACATTAAACAATTATACTTTGCTGGTGGAGAGCCTTTACTAATTAAAGAACATCGGCGTTTCTTAGAAGAAATAGTAGAACGTGGGTACGCAGACAAGATTACATTACGTTACAATACTAACGGTACACTTATTAGTGAAAACATAATTGATTTGTGGAGCAAGTTCCGTAAAGTCAAAGTTGGTTTTAGTCTAGACGGCATGGAAGAACGTGGCCATTACATACGCTACCCTTTAGATTGGGGAACTGTCGAGCAGAATTTACACTTACTCGATCGAGCACCGGACAACATACAAACTAATATAGCATTTGCAGTACAGATACTAAACATTAAACACGTTCCAGACTTCATTAAATGGAAAGTTAAGAGTAACTTTAAAAAGATTAACTTTGATACTAACGCTAGCGGACAGACTATGGGCGGAGGATTGGTGGGGGTACATTTATTATGGATCCCAACCTGGCTAAGTCTACGTGTATTGCCGGCAGAAGATAAGTTAGAAGTGCGAAATCTATTTGCTGAACTAAAAGACTGGCTCTGGACAAACTATACACACGACAAAGAATTTTGGGAAGTTAATCCTTACGGATGGAAACGGTGGGAGGGCATACTAGATTGGATGGATGCCGAAGACCATACTAATTTGTTGCCAGACTTTAAAGATTATATTACCACAATGGATGCACAGCGCGGCACAAACTTTAAGGCAACATTCCCGGAGCTGGCGCATATTTTGTAAGTGGTATATCAGCAGCGCAGGTACAATTATCGCGGGTACAAGTAATGGGTTCTGCGGGAATAGTAAACGTACCCGTATAGATATTACCTAAACTGCCACCCACACGACAAGTAGCACGATGTACATCACCGTCCCAGTTGACCATTAAACTTTCAATGCCAGCCGCACAGGTCCACCCCTTATACTCATTCATATGTAACTTAATAATATCGTTAGCATGATACATTTTAACAGGATTATCGTTTATAACGCAATTAGCTTTGACAGTAGCTTCACGTTCTGTAATCCATTCTAAGTCGTTTAAATTATAACGTAAATCGTCAAACACATTATGATCATCCTCGGTCCAGCGTATTCTACGTATAACATATGGTACTTGATCGTGTTGTAATTTTCCAACAGCAAATTTGACTTTACGCATATGATTATGGTGTGCCATAACATTGACCATAATGTTTGTTGGTATGTTATATTGTTCTACAGTTTGAAACAAGGTAGTTATAGTGTTTAATGCCCTGCGCCAGTCATGTTCAAAGTGTAGGCTAAACACATATTGATCCACACGTTGCTCTTTATACCAATCGTGTTGACGTGTGCCATTGGTTGTTACGCTGATCCAGCCGATTCCTTGATTTTTAGCATAACTGATTAATTCTGCAAACTGTGGATGTATGCAAGGCTCCCCACCGGTAAAACTAAGACGTATAGGTTTACCTATTTTGAGTAATTGATTAACTGCACCTTTTAATGTATCAATGTCTGTGTGTTCGCTAGTGTTATCATGTATAACCGCCGGGCAGTAGCTACAGTCGTAGTTGCAACGCTTTCCTAAGTTCCATTCTACTTTGATTGAATCTTGATGCGGCCAGCGACTTGTTACTTTATACATGATCTTTAAATTCAGGAGTCACATCTAAGAAACTTTGATTGCGGGTAGCATCCAGTCTACGATTAAACTCTATACAATCAGACCACAATCGGCTTTGATCTTTGGATATTAGATAGTTAATGTTGTCCTGTATTTGCCCACGTGTGTATTCCAACAGCTCTGGATGTAGTTGGATCATCTTAAATGATTTCAAGCGTTTTTCGATATTAATTAATCTTTTAACAGCCAATTCTTTTAATTTACGTGGTAGCACTTGTACACTTAATACATTAGGATAAGCTACACGATGGGTATGGAATACAATACCTAACTGATCTAAAAATAGTTCAATCATTTGATCTAAGATTAATATGTTACTTACTTGTACAGTGACAGCGCCAACAATACGACTGATATTGGGTATAGTTTGTATTTGTTGAATATTATCTAATAGAATATTCCAATCAGCATTACCACGTATGTATTTGTAACTATCACCAATGCCATCAATACTAACATTAACAGCAACAGATTTAAACTTGGGCCAGTATTCCCAAACGGTACGCTTACCTTTACCTAACATACTCAGGTTAGTTGCGTACTTGATTTCAATTTGATCGCCATATGGGGCAAGCATATCTAATATACGATAGTGTTGTGGATCCATCAAGGGCTCACCGCCGGCAAATTCTACACGTCTAAAGTGTGGAAGTAACTTTTCCAAACTAGCCCACCATTCAGGACTGTCTTGAAACTTGTCTAATGTTGGTGTATTTTCTAAATCGTGTTCAGCAACAATATCGTACATGATATTACCTTCACGCTGATAAAACTCTTTAATCTCGCTCCAGTCATTCCAGCTGGTGCTATCCATTGGGTGGCACATACGGCATTTTAAGTTACACAAGTTATTGAGTTTTAATTCCATGGTAGGAATTTCAAACGGCATCGAATAATCATCTGCTAAGTTATCTAATGCTGTAGGATACAAGTTAATACGTGCTTCGGGAATCTTGCCAGCAATATGACGCATACGTAAACTTTCAACACCTTGGTCTTCTAGGCTAAAACATGGCTCGCACTCGGGTGGACGTTCATCATTTAATACCTGTTGGCGGATACGCTTCATTGTATCGTTGTTCCAAATATCTTCCAGTCGTTCTTTGTCAATAAAGCCAATGGGATGGCTACGACAGCAAGCACATATAGCGCCGTCTTCTCTAGTTGCTAATCCTGTAAAAGGATGTATACAAAATGTTTTACTTTGATTGTTCAATTGCCCACTCTCTTTCTTTACACCAAAAACATGTGCCGCACGTGCCTACGTACTGCCCTGGAGTATAATTTGTATAATCTATATCTGCAAACTCGCCTTCGCAACTGCGTGTAATATCAAGTAAGTCTGTAATACCTAGTCGAATGTATTGTTTAACTATCCAGGACTTTTCTACAAAACGAAACGGATGGCTAGCAACTCTATCCATGTGTATCATAAACTCTAAATGTCCATTAGTATTGTTGCGTTCAATGTCTCGTTCTACCATGCCACCTAAATCAATGCCTCTAGGATTATGAGTGACTGCATTATAATAAGCATCTATACCGTTGTAGTAGCATACGTATTCTGCATAGGCACGTTGTTGTGCATTATCGCCGCTGACCATTCTTCCATACTCATCTGTAATTGTGGGACCCATATTGCCATACTCTACATCGGGTGCTATAAAATTATTATGATGCTCAAATTTAATATTAGGAAACTTACTGATTAGCCAATTGGTTACTTGTTGGCTATCATATCTTTGCCATGGGCGAGTTTTCCACATACGAGTGTGATTAATAACATGTACAGTAGTTGCCAATTGGTTGCTGTCAATTATGTCACATAATAAAAATGCCAATAGTGCGCTGTCGGCGCCACCGCTAATACTGACAGCAATATTCTGCCAAGTTAAATCGTATGGGATATTTATACCATCTACGTTAACCAGATTCATGTAAATACCTTATTAGCGGACTAACTCCCACCGGTTGTCCGTTACGCATAGCAAGATAAATGCTTTTAGTTGGCGCCAAATCAAAGTCCTGGCAAATTTTATAATATAAATGACCGTAAGTATTCCATAAGTAATCGGGCGGCAAGTTTCTTAAAAAATGTAGTCCAATCATCACCGGAGCTCTTAGATTCATATTGAATTCGTTCATTACAGTAACAGCATCAGTATCCGTGTCTCGAGTCCAACGCAAGCCTATCCTATTCCAGCCTAAGCCTAGACCTTTACTAAGACTGATACCACAACTGCGAATAGCACTATGCCCAACATTGAAAACAATATCCCGAGAACAAGTGAGCCAAGCCCCGTCAATGTGAACAGGGATTGCCAATTCCAAGCATTCATTTAATATCTCCGTCATTTCTGTATGAACATCTCCAGTACTAGGAAAAGGCATGGCTATAATTAGCGGTAGTCCTTTACGCAAGTAGCCAGGAACACTATACACCAGATTAGGATTTAATCTATTATGGTATCTATAATCGCCCTTTAATGTCTGCACAGGACCTTTCATATAGACAGTATCAATAAATTGAGTGCAACCATTGATAATATCTACGCGATCAAATGTATCAAATCCAGAGACTTGATTAAGTTGACTATTAAACAACCAAGCAGACATTTCAGACTTAAACTGCGTATATAGATTATCAGTAATCTCATATCCCCATTGATGCGGAAGTAACTCTTGTATAAGTTCTTCAATTACCAGGTCAGACAACGGTTGCGGACGTTCGGTCTCTAACCACGTAGCATCATAAGAGGGTGCAATTTTTATTCTGTTCATTAACTTTTTAATACATAATAGTAACATATAAATAGTTTATGATCAACCAAATTCAGACCGCACTCACTGTTAATCAACTCAAAATGGCACAGGAATTTTTGCCCAAATTTGATTTTAAGTTAGCACTGAATAAACCAACCGGCAATTTCTTTTACGACCCGTGGCAAATTAAACCAGAATTTGAAAATACCGTTTGGGAAGAAATTCTAAACACGCTACCAGGACCTATAGGTGAAGCACGATTAATTAAACTTGCGCCCGGGACTAATTATTGGGTACATGCTGACATAGACGACCGCTGGCATGTGTCGTTGGTCAATGAACAAGCATTTTTAATTGATCTAGAATCACACAAAATGTTTGAAACAGATTTAGGCGTTTGGTACACTATGAATGCTGGACGTTTACATAGTGCCGCAAATTTTGGTGAAACTGACAGGATACAGTTAGTAGTCAGGCAGTTATTACTGCCGGGAACATTTGACAATCCTGTTAGCATTATTATACCTATGCCTGACACACATAACGCTAGATTTGTATTTGATAAAATTTATAGTCCGTGGTTGAATCGTGCAAATAAAAATGGACATATAAAAGACTTTGCTTATAACGACACAGAAGTTACCTTCAAGGTAAATCCTGGTGTAATTGATGGTCTTGGTGAATTACCTGCCAAAGATTTTATAGTGATTCGTCACTGGTAAACTGATCTCTTGGATTAGAAAAATCTGTAGTAATACCACAACTTCTAGTACAAGTAATTAATTTTTCTTCATTCCAGTATTTGTGCCACACAGTTTGATATGGTTGAGAATTAATTATATCTTTGACTGAGTATTTTGTAGCATCAATGGCATCACTCCCGCCTAAGTCTTGAACCAATGCTCTGTATTCTTTTAGTATTTCAGTTCTGATAGCAGTGATTTCAAATTCTATATCTAGCGGCACATAAGGAATCATTGCTAGATAACAACAAGGGAACAGTCGCCCAAACGCATCAATATAAACTTCTTTTGAATCTAGTGCTTGACAACGTATTTCTGCATTGGCTACAATTGATTTATAATTGCTAATTGTTTTTCTATCTATAAACTTAATTTCACTATATACCGACGGTTCAAGATGATGAGTTATTTGATTGTACTTATTATAAACAGCATATTGTTTGTCTAACAAAAATCTAGAACTGTCTTTCATAACAAACTTTTCAAATTTCATCTTAGTAGCAAGAGCTCGTGCTTCTTCAATTTGATGTTCGTTATGTTTAAATCTAATAAATGCCCATTCAGCTCGTCCGCCAGCATCAATAAATGTTTTGGCGTTGCGTAATATTTGGTTATAGTCTGTACCAACTCTATAAAAACTGTGAGTATCAGCTAATCCGTCTAACGCAAATATTACGAGATGGTTCTTAGGCAATACCTGCGCAAGTCGCCGCCACCAATCATTTGAACGTAAACTACCATTGGTATGTATGCGTATTCCTGTGTTAGGTGCTACACCAGTGGAGTACTCGCACATAGCTATAAGATCATTGTTAAGTAATGGATCGCCAAAGTTACCGCAGAAGTAATAGCTTTCTAATTGCGCTAAGACCGCAGGAGTCATTATAGTTTTAAACATATCCAGAGACCACGAATTTAACATTAATAAAGGATTGTCTATACCGCCGTGTATATTTCGGCTGCACATAGGACAACTGGACTGGCAATTGTTGGTGATTTCCAAATGGATTTGTTTGAGTTCTTTGAATGTAAACATACTATAAATATCATATCTATTTACTAGTTTATAAACATGACCCAAATATTATCTCTACCCGCTGAATATAGCGAAACATATTTGAACTTTAATCGAGTGTTTCCGTTGATTGATGGAAAATTACAAGGGTTGATTAGTCAAGTAAATAATCAACAGTTATCTAACGACGAGCATAATTTTTTAGATCAT